TCGCTGAACACGAATGTCGCTTTAGCTGGCAGGGACTGCTCGTTCAGAACGTAGATGTCATTGGACGCATCGTCCACATACATCGAAATCAGTTCGTCGGCTCCGCCCATCTCGCAGAACGTCACGGAGATTATCGTGTAAGTATGCGAAGACGTTACGGTAGTCTCATTGGCTGAATTGCTCAGTGCGTGGATGCCTAGGAATTTCAGTGTCTCGTCGCCGCTTGCCATATTTTCTCCTTCTAGCCCATCGCCAGGATGAAGCCGATATTCTTGCCGCCCGCCGCCGCCTTGAACGTAGGTGCGGCACCAGCACCGTTGCTAGTTAAAACTTGGTCGGCACTCCCTGCGGCCACCGCCGCTATCACGCCCGATGCGTCCCAAGTGATTAGTTCGCCATCAGTACCGTCTGCTAACTTTGCAATCCCTATTGCCTTGTCTGCAATGGCCGTAGCGTTTCCAGATGAAGTGACAACGCCCGTCAGGTTCGCATTAGTTGTCACCGTTCCCGCCGTCAGGCTGGATGCTGTACCTGATGCGTTAGTTGCAACCAAAGCCGAAGGCGTTCCAAGGGCAGGCGTAACCAGGGTCGGACTGGTAGCAAACACGGCCCCACCTGTGCCTGTCTCGTCTGTCAGGGCAGAGCGTAGATTGGCACTCGATGGCGTTCCTAGGAACGTAGCCACGTTAGAGCCAAGACTGGTTATCCCGGTGCCGCCGTTGCCTACCGGGAGCGTTCCAGTGACCCCAGAAGTCAGAGTCACTTGCGCCCACGCTGGCACGTTAGACGTTCCCGTGTTGGTCAAGACTCTGGTCGAGTTCGTATCCTTCGCCAACCGTGCTGGAGTGTTCGCTCCAGAGGCGTAGATGATATCTCCCGCCGTGGTCATAATGGCTGGCGCGGATAAATCCATATTACCCTTAATCTGCGCGTTCAATAAAGCGGCTGTGACTACTTCTCCAGTAACCCATGTTCTGGGTGTTGTCCAGGCCATTCAATCCTCCTAATATGCCAGGCGAGTGCTGTTGCCTAGCGATGAGGTTCCTACGACGAAGAACCCTGCATAGCCTGATGATTGGCTAAGTGTCATTGTCGATCGATGATTCAACTGAGCGTCTAACTGATGATGGACGGCTTCAACAAAGAACCCTTCATTGATCCCCAGACCCGCATCATTATTAGCAGTCACAGTTACCAAGTCGCTGATTTCTCTGGTCATTATATCGGTTAATGTAGCCGTTGAACGGTTACCAACTAAAGTAAGTTTCAACAGCGGCACCGGGTCTTTCCAGGCGGCAACGTGAAAATCAGCCCAGTTTTGGGCTTCTTCTGCGTCCGGCACAAACTTGCCTGGATGGGGATAAGTCCGTTTACCAAACGTAGTCTGGCTAGTGCTGTCGCTAGCCGATACATCAAAGTTGTCTTTCGCCGTAACAGCGTTCCCCTGCGCCTGGAGTTTGGTGATATAGACGGTCGCGCTGTGGCCGTTTTCTAGGCTTATATCCATCGACTGCGCACGTTTGGTCAGCGTTACCGTAATATTGGCGGTGCGGTTTGTACCGTCGCCGTCGGCTTGATCGTTAGCCAAATAATCAGTGGTGGCTGTCAGGTCTTGCCAGAAGTCCACAGCACGGGCCGTGTTCGCACTTCCACTAGATGGGTACTGCGCCGTGAATATCCTAGTGGCTCCTGCGGATATAGCAGGCGACAGACTCCCGGTTTCCGGATGCGTCCACAGCACCGCTGGATCGCTAGCGAGTTCTGTCTGTATCCCAAGTGATGCACTACCTAGAATCCAACTTCCGCTGTGTAGCTGGATTCTAGCGCGGAGTTCGTTATAGATGAACTTTAGCGGATTTATCTGGCTAATGTGGCTGTACGCTAACGCGGCTCCACTTGCATCGCTGTACGTGGCTTGTGACACCGTAGAACGGGTATCTTTACTGCGAGCGTGGCGATCGCGATACACGATCTGTCCAGCCGCATCTTCCTCGAGTAATCCGGTTTCAGTATCTTCGACTAACCGCAAGGCTTTCAAAGTCTTGGTGCGCTCACACCAGAACCGGGGGAACTCCACGATCCCATCATCTAAGTCACGGTCATCATCAGACCATCCAGCCGAGTCTAAGATTTCTCCGATCAATTCTCCAGCATTTTTAGATGCGAACATCGCTGTACTGACTTCGAATTTATTGAGATACCCTAAAGCCCCGATAGCTTTCAACTTAGCAAGGTTGGCTCCATTAGCCGTTGGGACTGGTTCGATGCTATCAAGGAAACCTGTCCAGAGCGTCCGCGTAGTGCTACCGTCATTGCCTGTTAATTTAACTTTACGCCCTGGTAGGAGATTTCCATAGAGCGCAGATGAAGTGTTGAACGTGGAATAATCCCCACTCACATTATTCAACGTAGCGTTCAGTGTCCCAGCGACGGCCTTACCCACTAACTGTGAGGCATAGTCACTCCCTCTCCTCCATTCCACTTGCATGGTACGCGCAGTTATATCTTCGCCGGAGTCACTAAAGTCCCCGTCATTATTCCAATCAACTGCTAAGACATAAGTTCCAGTTGCCATTACTCAGGTAGATTATCCTTAAATTTCTTAGAGCCAAGCCTCTTTTTTGCCGCCGTAGTAAGGGCGAGCGTGGCCTTCAGCACAAAGCTGATCGTTACAATTAATGCGATTGCTTTCTTTATCAGTCGCCCACACAATCCCAAGAACTCTGCCAAATTTTCCTTTCTCTTTTGAACATTCAATCTCGATTTTAGCCCCTTTAAGAAGTTCCTTGAGCCTGGCTTTCGATGCCAGCCCTAAAGCCTTCTCTTCTAAATTTCTTGTCCTTGATTCGGGGGTGTCGATCCCCAACATCCTGACTCTAGCTTTGTGCCAGACGTTAAAGCCAAGATCAAGATTGACATCGATCGTATCGCCGTCTACGACCCTTAAAAGTTTGCAACGGTAATCGAACATTAAGCCTCCGCAAATACTCCAGCAAATCCGCCACTGATAGCGTGATCGCGTACAGCCTCGACCACCGCTTCCTTCAAATCTTCTACTCCATAAACTGCACCGTGGAAGTGGAAATTATTTGTCGTTCCCATTCCGCCGCCCTTGCCTAATGGGATGACCGCTTCGGGGCCGCGCTCTCCAATCATCGCCAGCGTAGGACTTCGCACGATGCCACCGTTAGCCAATCCCAAAGCCGCTTCAATCTGGGCGAATGTAGTTCCTGCCGCAAAGCCTGCAATCCCACCTACGTCAGCAGTTCCTCTCAGAGGTGCCAATGCCTGATTTGCGGCAACAGTAGCTGCACTAAATCCTGGGTCAGTTACATGGATACCAGAAGCAAAACCACCACCCCCGCCACCGCCACCGCCACTAAATCCACCAATTCTAGGGGCAGGCACTGGTCGTGATGCGTCTCGATGTATTCCTGCGATTGTGTCATGGATGCCCATCGCTATACTTCTGACATCGCCCGCCGTGGTTCCCAATGCCCGACTGACTGCATCACTGGCAGACCCCATATCAGCCGACCAATTAAATATATCCTGGCCCGTCGCTTCAGTGAATCTGGCAAATACATCTTTCAAATCATTGAGGTCGAGGTCGATTAAATCCCATTGATCAAGCACTTGTTCAACGCTTTGATCTGTGCTTTGCGCCCAGCGTTTAACTACATCTTCCATTTCCAGGCCAGATTCTTTCCACTTGATCGTGGTTTCATCCAGGCTGTCCCGCAACCTATTCAGCGTTCTATCATGGGCTTGTTCTGCCCGTTCTGTCTCTCTGACAGTACTCCAGAACGCATCCTTCCGGGCCTGCGATTCATCTAATGCGGTCTGTACTCTGGCTTTCGATATAGAGGCAAAGAGATCGGCTGACCTTTGTTCTTCGTCTGCCATACGTTCCAATTCTTCCGCATGGGTACGGGCCATTTCCATTGTGGCATCTTCAACAGCACCCCATGCGTTAGAAACTTCAATGGACATATCTTCCGCAGAAACACTCAGACGACTTTGCTCGTTCCTGATGGTGTCTCCAGAATCTTCAAATTTACTGGCTGTATCTTGAACCGTATCCTGGAGTTCTTCTTGTTTACCTGTAGTTATATCTATCTGAGGAATGCCATCGCCCAATCTGTCAGAGAAGCCTCTGATCGCATCAGCCGCATCCTTGAATTTGTCGCCCACGAATGGCAATTTGGAACCCATGTCCAGCAACTTGCCTACGATCGTGGCAATCAATTCAAATTGCTTACGCCATATGATGGTCAGTTTGTTCAGGATGCCGATGATAAAGTTGGCAACCCGTTCTGTGATTTTTAAGATTTTGCCCCAGATAGCATCCCAGTGCTTGATCACTAAAGGTAAGGCCACCATTGCTAACGTAGTGAGGGCTACAAGAAGGATGCCGACAGGGTTCGCCGCCATCGCCGCCGTGACTATTCTGATACCAGCCGCCATCAATTTGAACCCGGCGAATAACTGGGGGAGGATCAGAAGCAACGGCCCCAGTATTGCCAGAGCCGCTCCTATCGCCGCGACTACGATCATAATGACTTTGGTTAAAGTTGGGTTAGCCTCTGCAAATTCGATCCATTTCCGAATCATGAGTTCAATCTTCGGAAGAATAGTTTCTATTATCGGAAGCAAGGCATCGCCCAGAACTTGCATCAAGTCACCCAGGCGATTTTTCAACTGGGTTATCGGATCGGCGTTGGCTTCAGCCTGCCCCGCAAATTTCGCCATTAATTCATTCAAGACTTCTTGAGGGCCAGCAGTAGCATCCAGGGAGATTCCATATCGGCTCAAAGCGGTAGCCTCGCCGCTGATAGCGCGCCCAACTAGTACGGCAGTTTTCTCCAAGTCCATATTATTGGCGGCGGCAGTATCCATTAACGGAACCATTGCTTCCATCGACAGGCCATAGTCGCCAGTAACTTGGATCAGTTTCTGCAGAGCTTTTCTTTGTTCTTCGTCCCCAAAATTCGTCTTGGCTTGCTGGGCAGATGCTAGAGCCTCGATTTGCGCCTTATTTGCCTCGTATGAGGTGCCGATATTCTTCAGAGCGACATCTAATGCATCGATGCCTTTCTGTTGATCAAGGGAGGACTTCATGGCAAGCACGCCGATACCAGTAATGGCAAGCCCAATGCCGGTAGCCGCCCTGCCGATCCCTTGGCGGTGACGGCTAAACGACTCCCCAAGTTTGCCCATGCGCCCTTCTACCTGGCGCAGTTTGGCAGAGGCTTCATCCCGCGCCGATAACAGAACCGAGATTGTTGCCGCGTCAGCCATCGCTTTCTACTACCTCAACCATTTCTTTCCAAATCTCGACCTGGGCTGGTTGCAATTTACTAGCGTCCTCGTTGTGCTGGTCACGCGCACTTCGGAGCAGTCTAAATTCCATAATGTTGCGGATCGTTGCCCAGTCCTCGTTCTCGACTTGACTGGGCAGACATCCGAACGCTTCACAGATTATTCCGATGGCAACATAGTCTGGTTGCCGTCCGTCTCCAAGGAGATGCTCTCCGATTTCTTGGAGCCTTTTTTTCTAGCATCAGCGGATTCTCCTGAACCAGTCGCTGTCATCAGCCACATCAATTCTTCAGAGGATAATCCTTCCAATACATCAGCCCGGTTATAGGGTTGCTCCATCGGCTCCCCCATGATGTCTGTCCAAGTCCAGCTAATGATTCTATGAGATAACTCGTTACACAAAGAGGTGAGGTTCTCGCCTAACTGACTTGCATCACTAGCCGACGTTTGTAATCGGGAAATGTTCATAACTTCCCGTACCGACATCACCGGTAATACCTCCACCCATTCACCCTCATGTACATAATGCGGGGTGCCAGGCTCGATGATTTCACCATCTTCAATAACCTGTCCGACGTTGATCGCACATTCATCCGATAAGACTTTGATCGTTGGTATCTTGGGCTTCATAGAGCCTCTCCTTCATTACCCCCGCTACCCTCATATATCTATGGAGGTAGCGGAGGTGCGCTTAATTAACCGCGGGTCGGCGCGGCGGCGTCCAGAGCCGCTGAACCACCGTTATGACGGAAGCTGGCCGTATACGTTATCGGCCCGCCTACGGTGCTACTAATACTGTAGCTAGTCACAATGGCAAAACCATTGTAGCCAGTCGAGCCGTCAGGCTCAAAATCCCATTCTTCGCCTTCTAGCCCGAGTTCACCGAATATAGTCACATCACCTTGTGACGAAGCAAGGTCAGCAAAGCCACTGATGTCGATCGTCGCCGTGGGCTTCCCTGCCAGGAAGTTTTGATAGGTATCACCGAAGGCAGTCACGTCCGCTTCCGGTACTGTAAAGTTGAGGCTTACTGAACTTAATTCATCCTCAAGTGCTACGCTGTCAAATGAAAAGTCAGCGTCCTTTCCATGAGTTCTTGCCATCTTGGTTCCTCCTTACGAAACCGCCCTGGTAGTCTCGCCAGAGCATTGGAATGTTGCCGAATAGGTAGCCGCGCCACCAACAGGTAGGTTGATGGTATAGCTAGAACATATCGCACCCGTTAATCCTGACGAAGTACAAGTATATTCAGGGCTGTTGGTATCTGGGCCTGCACCGTCGGGATCGTAAACTAGAGTCTTCGGCCCCGATGTGAGAGTTAAGTGATCAAAGATAGTGGCATCGCCGTCTGAAGCGAAGTCCATATCAGCGGAACCACTCACATCAAATGACACTCCTTTTTTCCCTGCCAGGAAGTTCTGGTAAGCGTCATTGAAGGCCGTCACATCTGTTTCAGCTACCGTAGCGGTCATAGTGATGCTATTGAGTTCATCCTCGATCGCCACGCCGTTGAAGCTAAAATTACTGTCCTTGCCATGCGTTCTTGCCATATACTCCTCCTATGATGGGGTTACGAAGTAGCCGAAGCCAACAGCAAACTTGAATGAACGACTACCAGCACCGCCGATGGTTACAACGACGCGCCAGATATTGTCTGATCCTGCTGGGCCTGCCGCTGTCTGGGTTTCAAATGTTGCCCCGCTTCCCTGATTCAACTGCGTAAACGTCAGTCGGTCAGAAGCACTGCTGAACCCCGAGGTGTCGGACTGAATCTTCACGTCCAGCGTGTTGTTTCCTGACCCGCTTATTTCAATCAACCTCAGAACGCCTATGATGGTGTTCGACGCGGCGATTGTTCCCAAGGTGTATTGAGTACCGTTGGCAGAAGAACTGTCAGTGGCGTATCGCAGAAGCGTCGAGCGAAACGGTGCCGACGCTCCTTGCCAGGTGACATTGCAGGCGATCGCATCACCTACTGTAGATATTCTTGGAGACGCGCTGATTAAAGTCGCACCTTCGTATCCAACATTACCTTCAGTCAAGCCCCCAGGATAGATGCCTACTCTGCGCGCTGTGGCGGTCAGGTCAGTGAACATCTCACCGTCGTAGTTCGGACTGGCAGTCGACCAAAGCCCATTGACATCGAATGTAAATGTCGGCTTACCTTGTATGAAGGTCAAGTCAGTATCTGCGAACGCGGTAACTTCAGCCGGAGTTTCGGAAAAGCTTAAATCCATACTGTTGCTGACACCGCTAAAGTCGAACTCATCGACCAGCAGGCCGGCGGATTTTGCTGATATTCTAGCCATGGTTCCTTCTCCTCTTGGGCTTTGGCATTTCAGCTAATCTAGCCTGCGCCCATCCTTCGTCTGAATCTTCATATACCTTGATGGCTCTAACGCGGAGCAACATTTCAACGTCCACAAACTCATCTCCGTCCAACGTAAACCTTTGACCGGGATAGAATCGGATGCTGGACGGTTTGACTCCTGGCCCCTGGACAATATGCAATTTACGAAGCGCAAGATACCAGATTTCTTCAGTAGGCGTTCCAAGCTTTTCTGTTTTTTTCTTCTCTTTCGAGGGATTCATTGGTATCTCTTTCTAAGCTGATATGTCGAGTCTCAGTATAGATAGAATTCTGAAATTCCCTTTTAGTTTGGCAGTTCTTACACACGCCAATACTGACTGGCCCGTCTGCGATGGCGATCTCCCAATGATGGATACATAGTGGTTTAACTTTCATCCGCTATGATGCGGTATAACCCGCCAACGTGCTGGTAGATCACACCGTCTAAATCCTCAACTAAATAAATATCGGACTCGCGCCGACACTCGATCAAGGCATACCCTGTAATGCTCAAGGATGCGTTCTGCATGACAGAATCTATTTGCGTGTCTATATCGCCTGCTTCTTTCGGCCAGGGGCTACGATCGATCGCTTTCACCATATAAATCGACTCACCGCCTCTGCCGGTATAAGCGAAATAATCATCTACCTTACTCATCGCTTGGAATATGACATAGGGCGGCTCAGTCCCTTGCGGAGCATGGGAGTTAAATACCCCACCGATAGCTTCGTTAGTTACTGCCGTGACATTCAACACGCTGTAAACCGCTGTATCGAGATTGACTCGTAGATTCGCCATTAGGATTCCAGCCTCTTAGTGAGTTCGGCAACTGCCTTCCGTACTCGCGGCCTTTCGTGTTCGCCCGAAGGGATCATATAAGGACGGGCATCCATTCCCCTTGAAGTCCCAAATTCCAAGAACGGCGCATACTCCGTTGTCGGGCCGATACGCCATTCCATTTTCCCTTCAGGTCGAGCCTCGATGCTATTCATAGTTGCCCCTGTGTCTCTGGGGACTAGCTGTTTCGATCGCCCCTCTATATTTCGAGCGGCTATCTGTATCACAGCCTCAAACTGAGATTCCAACTGCCTCCACCGTGGATCAAGCTTTATCTCGATTTTGGTTTCAAATACAAAGCCATCAGCCATAAAAAAACACCCTTAAACACGCGTGTAAGCGTATCTAAGGGCATCCAAGTGCCTCTTGCGTATAATCCACCAGCATTCGAGATACTTATGGGCTTCAGTGAGCCTCTACGGTGGGTATTTAATTGTCGCCCACTGGTACGTGGACATATCCGCCTTGACCGTCAGCCTTTAGCTTAACCTTCGATGTATCAGGAGCGAAAGTGCTAACAGCCTGGCATCTGCGGCATTTTATCTCAACTAAACTACTTCCATCTAATCTAAGGCGCGCTAGTAAACTCCGGCACTCCGGCCTGCGGCAACGCGCTTCCTGTAAACCTACAGCCGACGCATCTGGCATCGAGTCGTAAGTTGCCAGGACTTTCCATCGTCCACCGATTGTACCTCATAGGTGCCACTGACGTGAACTACCCTATCTGTTTCTTCGATAGACTGATCGGAAGCCACGGTTAACATAAAGTCGGGTTGTGAATTCATTCGGCCAGCAGTAAGCGATTCAGCACTTCCTGTCGCCGTAAGTCTCGCTGAGATATTCTGGTAGACATTCGACCATTCAGTTGTAAAGCCGCCCTGTCCGTCCGCAGTTTGCGCCATCCGCTGGATATTAACCGTATCCGGCATAGCCAATGTAGCCTCTGATCGCATATAGGTTAAATCATTCAGTTGCAGTAATTTATTAACCATCGGAATACCGTCCGTACTGGCCTGTGCCGGAGTCGAGGATGTTTAATCCTGTGACTTCATCAGAATCAGTGTATACGCTATAGCCATCCTTGCGGCGGGGCATAACTGTAGTCGTACCTTGCGCTTTACGGCGTAAGCGTTTGGCTTGATTCATATACATCTGCGTGATGTTGCCCTTTTGAAAACTCGCGCCGTCTGCCGAGAAGGAGAAATCTCTTGCGAAGCGAACTGCTAGCGTTTCGCAAGCACGCGCCGATGCATTAAGGACGCTGTCTCCTTCTTGCGATAGGAAATCATCTAATTCCGTGTCTTCAAAGAGAGCGCGATCGGAGTCGGTATCACCAATCTCTAACCGCACCCGATCCCTATCTGCCGTACTGCCTGCTGTATAAGTGAACGCCATCAGACCCTCACAAATATTGTCATGGTTAGGGCGTCCGTCAGCGCATCCGATCCAGCCAGTTCAGTGAGCAGATTGCCATGAATAATAGCTGGGATATAAGCCCCAGTGATCGCGCTACCTGTATTGTCGTCTAGCTGGTGCGTGGGGTAATACCAGGCATCAGTAGCAGAGTTAGTGATCGTTAACAAAGTTACAGACACTGGCCCTCCCGGTGAGGAGAGGGTCGTATCAGTCGATGCTGGTGCGGATGCGTGGAAATCTAACCTTGCCGCAAGTAATTCACAATACGGCAAAGCCGTGACTAGACTTCCAGTAGCCGAAGCGTCAGACCCTGTAGTGGACACCTTGATGGTGTATTTCTCGATAGCCATCAGGCACCCGCATAGTAAACAACTACTACATCAACTGAGTCGTCATCGTTAGCCTGGCTAACCGTAATTTTGATGTTGTCTGCTACGCAAACTTTGTCATATACCTCATTAGTACCGTCATATGTCACGTCAGCCGCAGACTCATCATCAATCTTATGGCGAGGATGAAACCAGCCATTTGAGTTGGCATTGGTCAGCGTCAGGATCGTAAGGGCTGGGCCGTTATTCCCAGCCGTGGCAATTACCACATCGGTACTTGACGGGGGTGACCCGTTATAGGTCACCCCAATCGAGCAAATCTGACCGACGACTACATGGCTGGATGTATTATTGTTCGTGGACGACCCAGAGCCGCCAGTGGTCGCCCCGCTACTAATTGAAACCGAAGAATAACCGTACATCTAACCCTCCTAACTATCGATGGCGGGTAGGACATATCCAGAAGCCGTGTCAGTTGCCACGCCCAGGTTGTCGAACTGACGGACGCCATCGGCGTCAATCAGAATCTCCGAAGCGGTGTCAGCATGACCGATGCGGTTGTGGGCGATTATCCCGGTATTATCCGACGTGTCGCTATCAATCAAGAGATCGCCTGCGGTGTTCAGCCGGTAAATGTGGTTATAGCTAATCTCGCAGTCGGTAACATCCTTCCCTGTTGCCACCGATATGATGGCTTCAGAGTTAGCTGTCCCCATGCGGATGCTGTTATTGGTGAACACCAGACCAGCGATGTCGCCGCCGATGTCAATGACGCCGTTATTGCCCGTGTCGGGTGAAATCACCACGTTGTTCGTGAACTCCAGGCGGTCGCATTCATTATTGGTGGTCGTACCTTTAATCAGGTCAACGAAGTTCATGTTAACCGCTGTGTCAACGAAGCGACATTTGTTTACCACGAACCCAGCCGCACTGAGATCAAATACTTCTACGATGTCGGCGTAGTTCATACTGAAAATCATGTTGTGAATCTGGGTATCATCGGCAGTCACGTCGATGTCGGTAGTAGCGGCGGTATCTAGAGTGATCGTAGGACGGGAGTTACCAACGCCCATACCAATGACCGTTACGCCAGCTACATCAAATGTTATAGCGGCGGCGGCTGAGATAGTTTCGCTATGGCCTGGAGCCACAAGAATCACATCACCATTGTTGGCGGTACATTTTCCGATTGCGCCGTCCAGCGTAGCCGCTGGCTGTTTGGGATTGGTCGCCGCATTGTCATCGTCTGCGGCATCTGCCCCACTGTCTACGTGGTAGACATCACCAGTGGTTAGTAATGGGCTTCCGATTCCGCCGAGTCCCTCAACTGGAACTCCACGGCTCTTTACACCTGAAGGGAAATTCGTAGGCATCGCCAGTTCCTCCTAATTTAAGGAACCAGCGGGGTCGTAAGCCCCGCCAGTCCTGCCTATTCAATTTTAGCTAGGGTTGTTCCCGTAAATCCAACGCCAGTCAGTCCAGCCGATGCCGTAACGCATATAGCCTCTGAACTTCGCGGTCAGACCGTCAAAATCTTCAGCTTCGGCGAACTCCGGGCGGATACGCCACTGCCAGATCAAATGCTGTTTCATCAGCGTGCTATCGATCAAGAACCAGGCATTACCGTCGGTAAGCCTGTCCCAAACAACGGGACGGAAACGACCAGAGAACATGTTGACATCAAACTGAGCCGAACCAGGCTCATAGATGGCACGCTCGCTAATCATTTGCGTAGCTGTCCGTTCCAATTCTGGCGGCACAAGCAACATATCAGGATTGACTCCCAGTAGCTGGCCTGCATCATCAGTAAAGTTTCTCATCGCCTGACGGGTCGTATCGAGGTTGTCTATCGTCAAGGCTAAAGTCGCTTCGTTGGCTTGGGTGTTATTCGTATCAGCAGGGCTATGAGGGTGAGCAGTACTCAGTAAGCCAACGCTATCCGAGCCAGCTACCGAAGCACCCATCCTGTTAGTGCCGCTGTCCGTAAACCCGTTGATGAAAATGTTTGCCGCATCAGTTTCGATCGTAGTGTTGAAACTGTCCGACATATTAGTTGCGCGCCGTCTGATCTGGTTGAATTGGTCGTCATCGTTCAACCGACGCTCGACTTGCATCCCCATCGCAAATTCATAATTCCTTATGTCAGTGCGATAGCCAGCATCAAAATCATGGTAGGGAACCGTACCGTCAAACGGCGGAACCAAACCTTGCGCTCCCATACCCTGGTAGGATTCTTCAGCGCGAGTAGAAGATTCCACACCGAAAAGCATCTCCATGATCGGCCTGGGGCGGGACATCCCTATATCGAATATCCGCTTAAGCCCAGGCTTCAATAAATCGGCAAAATTGCCAGATGTCAGAGGCATTTAGCCCTCCTATTGAACCTTGCTCAGATAATGAGTCGGAGCGGCAAATTGGATACGTGTCTCATCGGAAGATTGACGCTTCCTTTCTACAACTACAAACTCGGTGTTACTCGATGCGGCCACAGTCTGTGCGCCTGTTGCCCCAGATATATCCAGGGTGGCACCAGCGGCCCTGGCACTAGTGTCATTGGGGTCAGCATATACGGCGTCAGGATTGACGATCACTTTCACTACCGTAGTCGAATCCGTTCCCGCTACTATCCCCGGTTGCCCGTCCGTCGCATCGTTGGGGTTTTCAGGCCCAACAAAGATACCGGCGGCACCAGTGTCACCAGTTGCCATCAAGTCTACTTCCCCTGACTCCAGATTCAACATATCCCCACGAGTGAGGGTTTCTGAGTCTTTCATCACGAAAGTTAAGATCAGCGGACGCCCTCCGCTAATGTTATATCGCCATTCAAAACCATTTGCGGCCATGATTTCTCCTTACGGGTTCTATCCCCGGTTCAGATTAAAGTCCCAATGCATATTCTTCGTCACTCATCCCCATTAGCTTCGCCGCTTCCCGCTGGTCGTCGGTTAACCGCAGAGACGGTGCTAAATCGCCGCTCTGTGGATTGAGGTTCGGCGCACGGTTGGCAGGCGATCCCTTGAGGTACGGCTTATCTTCCACAAGTTGAGTAAGGGCTACTTCTC